GCCCAGTTATTAGCATCAGCAATAGCTTTTTCTTGATCTGCTGCTGCGAATGCAACTGCAGGTACTACTGCAATTAGCCCTAAAGCCAATTTAATTTTATTCAACTTCATGTATTTCTCCTTGTGTTAAAAAAAACGTGCCGGTTGTCTACGCTCTCGAGCGCATAGGCCGCGGACCACAAGAACAATGTCAGCCTAGGCTGACATATTATAAACATAGTTATAAAACCAACTATGTTATAATTACATAATAAAATATACAGATCATAAAGTCAATATATTTTATAAAATCATTTAAAGGCTGGGCCAGTAACCCACCCAACTAAACTATGTCGAGAGCCCTTGGTAATTGGGGTCACTCTATGTAATGTAAAACTTGGGAATACAAGAAGAGTTCCTCTTTTTCTGGGAAGTTTTTCTGGTATTTTTTCATAGATAAGTTCAAGATCGCCACCCTCATAATCAGAGGAATCTGATAACTGTAAAACAAACGAAAGTTTACGAATAGCTCCCCCAATGGAAAAACAATCAATATGAGAATCATATTTTCCTGAAGGTGCCTGATATCGAGTAAACTGTAATGCTTCCCCAAAACCCCAAAGATCAAAACCAAAAAATCTTTCATTAAGATCAATGGTAATGTTTGCTAATCTATTATACATCCAATTAAAATCAACTGTAGGATTTATCCAGGTAATATCACTAACACGATAATCATCATCTGTGTTACCCTGTGTTTGAGCTTTTAATGTCTTATAGACACTACAGTTGTTGATAATTGTATCACATTCTTCTGGTGTAAATGCATCCAACCAATATGCCCATCGTTGTCGTTGTTCAGTTGCAAAGGCCCAAGCGGGTGAATGTTCATGATCAATTTGGTTAACTTTATTTTTTTTCATTATTTTATTTATTCAGCCCTAGTGTTTAGTTGTTTGCATGTTATTTGCTAGTAGCCCTATAGGTGCCATCCCAGTTGGCTGGTAGTCCCTCGGCCATGCGTTCAATCATGAGCTCGTAATAATGTTTGATGGTAACTGAATCATCATTGACCATGCGACGAGCCCAGTCAGTGGCTCTTTTCCAATCGCCACGATAGTATTCTTTTAGAAATTCCTGATGCATGTAGGCAACTGTGTTACCAACTGTATAGATTCGTACACCCTCGTTTTTACCTTTAACAGCTATGTTGTCTAATTCCACTACTGGGTAGGTGTCCTGGACCAGTTGTGCAGTTTCCGGTCCCAGAATAATTCGCACACCGTAGCCTTTGCTCTGCCCTTCTAGACGAGATGCCAGATTGACTCCATCGCCCAGACAAGTATAATCAAAACGTTGAGTAGACCCCATGTTACCAACAACCACATCAGCAGTATTAATACCCAGTCCCATGCCGAAAGGTGGGATACCTTCTGCAGCAATTTCTTTATTAAATTCATCTAAGTCCTCCAGCATTGATAAACCTGTTCGTACTGCATTGATGGCATGGTCTGCATCATCCAGGGGTGCGTTCCAGAATGCCATCTGGGCATCGCCTATGTACTTGTCCAGGGTGCCGTTGTTTTCTATGATCTTACCGGTCATAGCCGTCATGTAACGATTCATGATTTTGGTCAACCCCTGTACATCTTTACCATAATGTTCACTAATGGTTGTAAAGCCTCGTACGTCGGTAAACATGATGCTGAGTTTACGAGTCTCACCACCCAGTTTAAGTAACTCTGGATTCTTTTGTAACCGCTCAACCATGGCTGGACTTAGGTAAGTGCCAAATTGTTTCTTGATCTGTAGCTTTTGATTTAACTCACTAAGGAACTTAACTGTATAGCTGTGTACATAAACCAGCACAAGCCCAATAATAGGAAAGCTAGCATCCAGTAAAAAGGAATGTCCTTGGAAAAGATACCCAGACCCAAAATAAATACCACCGAGAATAGCAATGATGCCAATAAACCCATATGTCCACCCTGTTAATAAAATTGCAATGATTGACAGTAATACCAATCCCAATATCTCAGCACCATCGGCCCAGTCGGGTCTGGATATGCTTGTACCTGATGTTAGAGTGTCTAGTACAGAAGCTTGTACGTAATGAGGATAGATTGCACCTCTGGCAGTTGCGACTGGGTTATTAAGTCCCCGAGCGGTAAGCCCAACGATGACGATACCTCCATGGAACGATTTTGGGAGGTCCACAACAGAGTGTTCAATCGGACTAGACGACCAGTCGACCCATACTCGACCAACGGTGTCAGTGGTAATTTTGGCAAACTTGGGGATGCGAACAGCTTCGATTCCGGTAGTGGTAGATTTGACCTGGAAGCTGGGGTCTCCAACTGCCACTCGCAGAGTTTCGAGACTGATACTTGGATAGAGCAGGCCTCCGCTGGAGACCACCATAGGGATACGGCGAACAACGCCATCAATTTCAGGTAAAACATTCACAACTCCTATGCCAGCTGCGCTGGTGTTAAATAATTTTATATTGGATTGTATGCCAGGATAATCTACTGTAAAGTTTTGTGCTGGTTCTCCAATCTCGCTGACTCCAGGTCTGAATGCTAATGACAGCTGTTTATCAGGGCTGGCGATCTGTGGTAATACCACAGGATGTCTATGGAGGGTATCAGCCAACGCAGCATCCTTTCCAAACCTATCAGTATCAGGCATAAAGACATTAAACACGACAAGACCAGCATCACGACTGTAAAGATCCTCAATAATGTTTGCATATTGACTCCTCGGAAACGGGAATTGACCAAGTCTTTCAATAGTTGCATCATCGATGTTTACCACATGTACCTGCTTGGAAACGGTGTGGGCCTTGCTTGTTATAAGTGTATCAAAGTATCTGAGACGAATGCTTTCAACAAATGCAGGATCTGCTACACGAATACCTATGACCAATGCTAATGTAATTAGTGCCAGCCAAGGGCTAAGTAAAATTTTCTTCATTTAATTCCGTTATAAAATATTTCAAAACAGCGATCCCAGGTCCAGCGATTTATGCTTAGTTTTTGTACTCGTGCATTATCCACAGATTTACACATCTCAATAGCCATGCTTAAGTCATTGCCGGGCAGAACCATGTAACCGGTTACACCATATTCAACAATGTCAGCAGGTCCTGTAACATGATAGGCCGCAACCGGCAATCCATTGCACAGGGCTTCTATGTTGACTATGCCAAAGGTATCAGTCTGACTGGGAAAACAAAACACATCATTGTTGGCATAGATATGAGCCAACTCTTTGCCAAACTTATAGCCGGCAAAATGTACCTTTTTATAACGATGTCTGAGTGTATTTAAATATGGACCATCACCGACAATGGTAATTTCATAATTGTGTTGCAACTTGCATAAATCATCCAGACCTTTTTCTCGGCTAACTCGGCCAACGTTTAGGACTCTTAGGGGTACATGTTTTTTAGCAAACTTTCTAGGCACAATGATGCTGCGATTAACACCGCGAGTCCAGACAACTAGTTTACGAAATCCTCGATCCGCTAGTTCAGCCTTTAAGCTAGCACTGGGTACAAATACAGTTTTACTATACTTGTGGAACCAACGCAGATAAGCATAGGTTAATCTTTTAGGTATCCAGAACAACTTGTTTAGGAATTCAGGATAACGCGTATGATAGGCCGTGGTATAGGGTATGTGATTAAGATCGCAGTAAAATTTTGCCCAGAGACCTAAAGGCCCTTCCGTAGCGATGTGTATGCGATCCGCACCCATCTTCTCAATCTTACGAGCAAACCACGTAGGTATGGAAATTTTGACTTCAGGATAACCAGGGCAATTAAAATGACGGAACTGCCCGGGGTCAAGATAAACAATATCGTGACCAGCACGAATAGCAGGATCCTCCATGTTTTTGTACGTGGTAACAACGCCATTGACCTGTTTCCTTAGGTTATCAGTAACTACGAGAATTTTCATTGTATGATCTGCGTCTTTTTATGTTGTAGACTTTTCTTTAGCGTCTTTAACCAAAGTTTCTTTTGTTTTTTCTTCTGATGCCTGACACAGGCCAGATACATTTTACGAATTATTTTTTTAATTTTCATTTGATCTTATTCCAATAAACAATTTCCCAACGACCATCTTCATGCTCAACCAAGGCACTGCAGCTTTCAACCCAGTCACCATCATTCATGTATATGATTCCATTAATGGTTTTAATTGCCGGAGTATGTATGTGTCCACATATAACACCGTCATAGTTTTTTCGTTCACAGTAGCCAGTTAGATTTTCTTCAAACTTAAACACAAAATCTATGGCCTTTTTTACTTTATGTTTAAGATATTTGCTTAGACTCCAGTATCCAAATCCTAGACGATGTCGTATGTAGTTAAACTTGGTATTGACCCAAAGCACAAAATCATAGGCCGCGTCGCCTAGAAATCCAATCCATTTACCTATGCGAGTTATACCGTCAAACATATCGCCATGTGTGATCAAGAATAAGTTGCCATCGGTGTCTCTGTACTCGGCCTGATTGCACAGGATAATAGTACCAAGACTAAACTGATTTACAAAGGGTCTAATAAACTCATCGTGGTTACCGGTTACATAGGTAACCCTGGTGCCTCGCTTAGCATAGCCAAGTATGCGTCTTATGACATTGGTATGACTTTGACGCCACTTCCATTTATTCTGCTGGATTTTCCAGCCGTCTATGATATCACCAACTAAAAATAAATTATCACAGGTATGATGCTTGAGGAAATTATTTAATAAATCAGCCTTGGCATCTTTAGACCCCAGATGAGTATCGCTAATGCAGATAGTTTTATAATGCTGCATGTTTGGCTAGATAATCTTTTATTGCCGATTTAATAGCGTCTTCTGCCAGTACTGAACAGTGTATTTTGACTGGGGGTAATGCAAGTTCAGTTGCGATATCAGAGTTCTTGATGGTCTGTGCCTGAGCCAGCGTCTTGCCCTTGAGCCACTCGGTGACAAGACTAGAGCTAGCAATAGCAGACCCACAACCATAGGTCTTAAATTTAGCATCTTCGATAACACCATTTTCTCCTACTTGAATTTGTAGTTTCATGACGTCACCACAGGCAGGAGCTCCAACCATGCCCGTCCCTACATTTGGATCTGATTTATCTAAGCTACCAACATTGCGGGGATTTTCATAATGATCCAGGACTTTTTCTGAATATGCCATGCTATCTCCTAGGCTGAAAAACTACTGCCACAACCACACTTGGTCTGGGCATTGGGATTCTTTATTTCAAACTGCTCGCCCATGAGACTTTTGGTATAGTCTACTGTGCTGCCCTGTACATACTGCATGCTCAGAGCATCCACCAACAGGGTTATGCCCTGCTGTTCTATGACGAAATCGTCGTCATTCTGGGCTTCGTCAAAGGTAAATCCATACTGAAATCCACTACAACCTCCGCCCTGTACAAACATGCGTAGACGTAGGTCGGGACTAGCTTCCTCGGCCAATAGTGATCGTACTTTATCAGCAGCAGCTGCTGTTATGGTAATCTGTTCCATTTAAGTATTTATTAAAACCACCAGCGATAGATGCCCCAGAGATCAATAAAACTAAAAATAATATTATGCCAGAACATGGCAGGATCGCGACGAAATACATAGAGTCCTATGAGATGTCCAGCAAAAAAAGACATGAAACCAATCTTGCTGTATTCAAAATTTGAGCTCAAAAGAAGAGCACTACCTAAAAAGGTAATGCTCATGATCCATTTATAAAATTGATCGTTACTCATTTTGGTGCCCAAGAGAGGACTCGAACCTCCATGACTTGCGTCGCCAGTACCTGAAACTGGTGCGTCTACCAATTTCGCCACCTGGGCCTGTTCCATTATGCTGCTGCCGTTTTCTTTTCTTGAATTTCTTTACGACGAGCACGTACCAGCTTGCCGATTTCACCCAGAGCCTTACGAGCACGAGCAGCAGAAGCTTTTACGCCTTTGGTTTCAAACTTTTCGTTTTCTGCTGTATAGATTGCTACTTGTTCTAAGATTTGGTCATGTGTTGCCATTATGTTCTCCTTGCGATTTCTCGCTTAATTTTAGATGCTTCTTTTTTAACCTGAGTCTTGTCTGCCAATGCTGTTAGTTGTGCAACATTGAGAGTTCTCAGGCGTGGTTTACCACTCTTGTAGGTCATGGGATTATTATGACGTTTACTTTTGTGGACTACTTTGTTGCCGGGTTGTGCCATGCTTTATATCCTTAGGGTGTTAATGTACCGTCGATAATTTCATTGAGTGCAGCATTGATGGGTTTGTATCCTGTCCTAATCAGCTGTGCATCTTTTTTTTCTTTAAAATTATTTTTATGTTGAATTTCACGAGCTCGAGCTGCTGCCACCAGAATCATTTTATACTGTTCCTGGTTGAACAGACGAACTGCTTTTTGTACATCTACGCGTGGCGCTTCTTTGGGTTCACCCAGCATTACGTGATTGTGGCTCATTAAATTTTACCTACTAGATCTAAAGTTGGTGTTAAAGTAGCTGCACCCTCGGTCCATTTAGCCGGACAAACCTGGCCTGGATTATTTCGTACATACAGAGCAGCTTTTACTTTGCGTAATAGTTCAGTTGCATCACGTCCAACACCATCGGCTGACAATTCAGCTAGCTGAATGCGACCATCTGGATCAATGACAAATGTACCACGATTGGTTAGGCCGGTTTCATGATCGTAAATGTTAAGATATTTACCCAATACAGCTGTTGGGTCGCCAATTAATGGATACTGAATCTTACGAATGGTATCTGAAGCGTCATGCCAGGCCTTGTGAACGAAATGTGTATCACAACTAACGCCATAGACTTCTACGCCAAGCTTTTGAAACTCAGCATGATTGTCGGCTAGATCGCCCAGTTCGGTTGGACAAACAAAGGTAAAGTCTGCTGGGTAAAAGAAAAGTACGGACCACTTACCCAAGAGGTCGTCCTGTTTTACTTCGGTAAATTTGCCCTGATGATAGGCATTGAGTTTAAAATCTGTGATTGTTGCATTAATATAACTCATCGTTACTCCTCATGTTAAAATAATATTATATGATACTACGGTGTTACTGTCAATCTTTAAGATCTTTTAGTAACTCTTCGTGGTCTTTGATGCTGTCTTCTAGTTTAACACTCCAGTCAATCTGATCGAAGTTTTTGTCAAAGGTTTCGTTGCTGGTTTTACTTTTAATTAAGTCACCAGTGATGTCGTTTTTGGTTGCCATGTTAGTATAATTTCGGTGGTAGTTTGGTTTTAGCTACTTCACGTTCCCAACGTTTAACAGCTGCAGCTTTCTTTTGTTTGCGAGAAGTTGTGGGCTTGATATAGTGTTCACGATCTCGGAGATCTCGTAACAAACCAGAATCCTCAATTTTTTTACGGAACTTTCTAAAAGCTACTTCAAAAGGGGCATCGCCAACTTCTATGCGACTTCCGCTGAAATTATTTCTGCTGGGTTTTTTAATTATTTTTTGTGCCATAGTCCTATATTTATATGTTTAAAATCTTGGTGGGCCCACCTGGACTCGAACCAGGGACCAAAGGATTATGAGTCCTCTGCTCTAACCAACTGAGCTATAGGCCCAAAATTTGGCGGAGAGCGAGGGATTCGAACCCTCGATACAGGTTTAAGCCCGTATGCTTCCTTAGCAGGGAAGTGCCTTCGACCACTCGGCCAGCTCTCCAGTATACTAGATTATAGTATAAATCTGGACTGCTGTCAAGTTAATTTGCTACCTGAATGCTGGTTGGTGGTACTACGATGCCTGAACCGAATGCTTTGTTGTATTCATTTTTAAGATCAGTTGCTGGATCAGTAACAATGACTACCCATTTTGTATCAATGGTAAATGTCTTGGCTTCAGCATAGGGCATCCAACGTGTTAGTCCAACGCTGGCGCCAGTATTTGTTGAATTTGGTCTTACATAGACCATGCAGGGATTTTCTAAGGTAAGGGCTGCACCCTCTTTGACCACATCGCCAATTAGATCTTCGCCGGTTTGTAATCGAATCAATTTAATGTTCATAATAACTCCAAAAATGGCCGGCGTTTCCACCGGCCTTATTAATAATTTATGCTGCTTCTTTTTCTGTTAAAAGCTCTTTTTTCTGAGCTCGGATTGTTGGAATTGTTCCAATGCTAATCTTCTTAGGCTTCTTGTGTTCTGGAACAATCCTTTCCAATTCAATTGTTAACAACCCATTACGTAGGTTTGCATTCTTTACTTCTACCTCGTCATTTAGAGCAAAAGTACGAGTAAAGTCTCGGTTAGCTATGCCACGATGTACAAATTCGACTGTATCATCAGTAGCAATGCTGCCTTTTACGGTTAATTTGTTTTCGGCATATTCAATTTCAATATCTTTTTCATCAAAACCTGCAACAGCCAGTTCTATGGCATAGGTTAGATCGCCGGTTTTTGTAATGTTGTATGGAGGATATCCAGTTGAATTGCGTGTTACTGCATTGGCTAATTCGTTTAGATGATTGATGTGGTCATCAAATCCAACGAAAAATTTTTCAAAGTCCTTGAAGCCAGGACCAAAGGCTAATTGTGACAAAGCTGTCATGTGTTTCTCCTTGTTAAGCGAGTTAATAAATTGGTTATCCTTTCGGCATAACCAGGCAGTTTTAGACTTGCCCAGGTCTTAATATATATCTATTCGGGTGTTACTGTTTCAGCGTCAGCTACAGCTTTTAATAAATCTTCTTGCAATTTATCACGCTTAGCGTCAGGACGCTGATCTTCTGGAACCTGTGGAAGGCTTTGCTCACGAACTTTTTCAATAAGCGGCGCCACGGTTTCATAGGGTAATTTTGCCAGTGCCAAAAGAATGGCATTTACTTCGTTGATGCTTAGGTCTAATTTAATCATTATAAGTCTCCTTGACGTTGCGTTTTTTACCAATGTTGTATTTGGTCTGTAGGTTCCATTGATTTTTCTCATCAAAGTTTAGTATCTTGATCTGGCTCAATGGGGCCTGATCAGTATGTGTCTCGGCCTGTAATATAACCAACAGACCCCAATCAGCCAGCAATTTTGCTATGCTATTGCGTCTCTGTATGTCATTACGACTCAAATCTGTAGTTTTACCATCCAGAGCAAAAAGCTCTTTGAAATGTACTATGAAGTAATGTCCTTGTTTGTGAAGAATATGACAACTCTGATACAAAGTATTGTCTCGGCGACTGGCTACACCAATGCGTGTAAGCGTTTCGCGAATCTTCAGAAAGTCATCGGGCTGAGCCAGTTTAACTTCCAAGGGAATATATTCGAATGGTAGGTCCAGATTAAAAAAATCTTGGATCATTATGTTCCACCTTTATTCAATCGTTCTTTAATATACCTGAGCTGGTCTGCGTTTAATAGAGGTAATACCTGGCGGGCTTTGGTTATGCTATATCCATAGTATTCTTGTATTAAATCCAACACTTCAACCGGTTCGGCTTTTAACCACTTGTTGTATCTTTTGCGTGGTCTTATAGTATTTATAAGAAAATCGAATTGTAGCTGGAAGTCCAGATGTGATCTGGCATTCATTTCATTAGCATAGATTACTGTATCCGCTCCCATGCTCAGAGCTCTAAACACATAATAGGCTTCTTTCTTACACTGAGTCTCGTTGTCTTCGTTGACTAAATCAGTCTGATGCGCATTGATGGCATTGATTATGTCCCAGGGGCTGACTCTGGGCTTTTTGGTATCAATGACTTCAGCGACCTTGGGAGCTTCTAGCCCTAGGAGATCGCCCAGCATTATTTAAACTTTACAGCTGCCATGATTTCAGTCAGGCAAGCTACAAGATTTACTTCGGCATCAGCCACGAATGCTGCCTTGTATTGATAATCTGCCAGTAATAAAATCAATTGCGGAATGGTTTCAACCTGATCGGTTAAACTGTCATAGAGCTTTCTATAAATGGTAGCCGGATCATTGTCAATGTTATTTACCACCCATTGACGCATTTTCTTCCAGTCTTTGTCTTTAAGTGCATCGGTCAATTCTTTGGTATTGACATCAGCCAAGTTAACCAGAATACCTTCGTCAATGCTGCCACTTACACTGTAGCGTTGTAGCTCATTTAAGATTCTGCGATAATCAGGAAAGTGCTTTTCAATAAGCTTGGCCAGGATCTTGGGATCAGTGCAACTGACTGATTCTTGATTTAGTATATCCTGAACTCGTTTAAAGAATTGACCAGCCAGAGCAGGACGATCAGCCTTGGCTAATTTAAATTCAATTACCGTGGTTCTGCTATGCAGGGCCGGGATAATTTTATTCTTATAGTTACAGGTAAAAATAAATCGACAATTTTTACTAAACTCTTCGATAAAACCACGCAGTGCGGGCTGAGTACTTTGTGGATTTAAATAGTCGGCTTCGTCTAGAATGACTACCTTGGTCTTGCCGGCAAAACTAACCGTGCTGGCAAATCCCTTGATTTCATTCCTCAGAGTGTCAATATTACGTTCCATGGACGCGTTAATGACTATGTAATCACAATTTAATTCTTCACACAGAGCCTTGGCAATGGTTGTCTTGCCCATGCCAGCTCCACCACACAATAACATGTTGGCAATTTCGCCCTTGGCGACAAATTGCTTGAAGGTTGTCTTCATGCTCTCTGGGAGAATACAATCGTCAATGCGATGCGGACGATACTTTTCTACCCAGAGAAACTGTTCGTTATTTGCTTCCATAATATATGCTCCAGATTAAACTGCTGAGGTTGGATCAAGTGCTAACCAATACTGTGGCACCTGAGCATTTTCAGATTTAAAGTGAAGGAATTTTTTCTTACTCAAAGTAACTGTATATGATTCTGGTAATACACGTAAATTTTCTGTGGCTAATACTGCATTGAATTCTAGATCAGTTGCACCAAGAACTTTGCTTTGCTTCATGCTATTAGCTTTATCACCAACATGCATAGCAAATACACCATTTTTAGCTTCAAAGATAATGGCTTCTGCTGCAGTAATAGCTGCTGCCTTGGTAATCATGTTAACATCATCAGCAGTTAATTTAAATTCAAAGTGGTTGTCTAGCTCAATATTTTTGCCAGCTGGTGGAGCAATAATAACACTAGGATCAGCATAGCGATATTCAAAAGTACTGCCATTATTTTTAATGGTTAAACTCTTTTCGCCAAACTCAACTTCCTGGTCGCCCATGTAGCTTAACAAATCCAAAAGACTATTTAAATTGTACACACATACTTCAACTGGGAATGTATCTGGCACAGTAGCCTTGGCAAAAATGCTTTGCTGCGGACTAAGAGTGGCTAATTCATTGCCTGGATAGATGCGAAGATTATTGCTAATGGTAGCAAAATTCTTTAAAATATTAATACTTTCTTTACTAATTTTCATTACAAAACTCCTTCTTGTTTATCAATACTACTATTATAACCTGACTCAGTCATAGAGTCAATAACTTTACGAATACTTCCAGCCAATTCATCCAGTGTTCCATCATTGTAAATAACATAGTCTTCACCACTGCTAATCCAGGCCCATTCGCTTGGATGCACATCTGGAAATAGTTCGGGCATAGCCATGGGTTCATTACGAGCCGTACTCCACCAGCTGGGTCTTTCACCTCGTTGAACTCTGATGATAACTCCACCAGAATCTTTAATGGCATGTATTTCGTTGGGAAAACGTACATCTGAAATCACCACGTGCTCATCTTTATAATATAACAATTTCTTTTCTAAACTGGCCACCCAGATGTCGTTGCTAAAGTTATCACGACATACATCGGTGCCAAAGAACTGGAGGACCCAACGCGGGGTAAGGTGAGGGATACCCAAGCGTTCGGCCCACCAGTCATCGACCTCTTCTCTCCAGGCTC